TTCTCCATGCTGGTATTGACGTAGTCCAATTCGTACCCATTGGCTAAAGTTGTTCATCTTGTTTGCGATCTGTGCTGTCTCTACGGTAAGAGATACTTCCTTACGTACTTTCATGGTTTCACCCAAGTCAAAGGTTTGTTGTCTCGTCTGTATTCCAAAACAATTTTGATGTCCTGAATCAATTGCTTTAGTTCAATTTCGCTCATTTTGTCTAGGTCGTCCCATGATAGGTCTTTGTCCGCCATGGTTTATCGTATGAATCACTACTATATTAACCCGTACGGACGGGTAATAATTATCAAAAACCTACGGTGTCCCTAAATAGGGGGTACTTTACCATAGGGGTGGTGGTCGGGGACGGGTGGTTTGACTCCGGGGGCTCCGCTTCGCTTCGCGAGGATAGTGCAATATGCTTAAAGACCTATAATGATAGGTTTGGTTGGAGTGGGGGACATGTCTGACGTTTTGCTAGCAGAGAAAACCCCGCTCCACCTCCGTGATTAAGATGGCTACAAAAAAGACAAGCATGTTTACCCTAACCGAACGATTAACTATTACCGCAGTTGATACACAGACTTTTGCAACTATTGACCTTGGGTCATATGTTGACGTTGGAGATCGTCAAGCCCTCCAAATTCATTCAGTTGATTACATCTTCCAAGGTGCAACTGCTTCACAAAAAATACAGGATTCACTAGCCAATGGTCAAACATTTTGTCAACTTACTGATCTAAACCGTGGCGGACTTGTGTTTGCAAACGATCGTGCCATAGTATCATCCGCAGCATTGACTGTTGACACTGATGGATTTATGGCAAAAGATACCGATTTATATCCAGACAATTTCGGAAAGGGTTCAGATGATGGCCGATACGTTGTAAACGATCAACTCTACATTACTGCATTGCTTGACCAATCTTCATTTACTGCAGACGTAAACATCACTGTTCGAGTGAACGCATCTATTGTTTCCCTCTCTGCAAAAGACTTCATGGCAATTGCGATCCAATCAACAGCAGCAGACAACTGAGGTGGACTCAGTGTCTATTGATGAAGTTATCAGATTGCTACAGGAAATAAAAGACCTAGGCGAGTCTGGTAAAGAAACAGTAAGTAAGGCTAAGTCTACTGCAAAGAAGGCTAAGTCTGTTGCTAAGAAAGTAAAGCGAGCACCATCTGCTTATAACAAGTACATGGCAAAGACTCTGAAGCAACTCAAGAAGAAGCATCCTCGTAGTAATCATCAGGTACTCTTCAAGAAAGCCGCAAAGTCTTGGAAGAGATCAGCAGAAAGAAAGAGGTCGTTAAAGTGAAGTTACTAAACAAAGGATTGGCTCAAGTTGCTTTCACTATTGTCGGCGGTACTATTAGTGCAACATCAACAGGAAATATTACAGAGTTATCTCGAGGGCCTACATTCTCTATTTACGTTCAACAAGAATACTTTGACTTGGCAGGTATGACAAATCAAGAAAAGACGTTGTTCTTTGAAACTGTATCAGTACAACAAGCATACAATCCATCTATTGGTGGAGGACATACTGGCGACGGACTATGGGAGCAAATTGTTCTAACTACTAGTCCAATTCCTACTTCTCAACTACAACTTGAATTTGCATTGGGTGCGGGTTTACCCGGATCTACTACTGATTGGTCTCAACTAGTTTATTATCGAAATCGAACCTTTGTTCAAACTACAGATATGGCTGGTTTTGCTTTCCTTCCAACTAATTCTCAAAACAATATGGGTTCTGCTTATCCTACTGCTTCTGATCGTATTTACATTTACAGATTCTTACAAGCATCATGCTTGGCTCCAGATGCTCAGTTTAGCAGTTTGTTAATACCCGGTTGTCAAATTGTATTGGGTGCTACTGCTAAAGAAGAACCTGACTTCCAATACCTCTACCGCTTAATGCGATCATATGAACTTCAACAATCACACGATGAGGATTGATATGTCTCTTGCTCCAGAACTTGTTTGGCTTGAAGAAGTTCTCTTCGAAGACAGCGTAATTCCTCTGAGTACATTAGCAAAGTTTCATCCCTTAGTAAGAATACCAGTTATTGGATTTCAGGCTGCAGATATTGTAGGAACAGAATTAGCGATCAGAACTATTGAGGCAGGTGGCGTAGGAGCCCTTGAATTATTTACTCCAGAAATACGACGGTACGAACAGACCGCGCTCGTAGGAATGGGAGGCATGAGAATATGAGTACAGAAGAAGAAACTTCAATTGAAGAAAAGAAAACACCAACTACAAAGTTTGCTGAGTGGCTTATGGCTCGAGCAGAAAAGAAAGAAGCAAAAGAAACATCCTTGGAATCATTGATGAAGTTCAACGTCTTTCTTTCAATTGCTACATTGGTCTCGGTTGCTGGAGCGACTGTTGCAGACTATGTTTTGATGGCTTGGCTTTGGATCTAAGATTCATTGACTTCAATCCATGTTGGCTCAAGCAGCCAGTCTCCAAACGAACCTGCACAACGATGTAGGTCTTTTGCATAATACAAACCTGCTTCGTCGCATTGGTCCGTATATCCTGCGCAATCTTCTCTCCACCAAACTATTTTGGAACCATTATACCAATCGGTAATAAAAGTGTCATCGTCTTTTTCTGCAAACTCAGAACGCTTTAAACAAATAATTCTGTAAACTCTTACCTTCATTCAAATTCCTCAAGTGTTGTTTGATTCATGGCTTTAGCAATGATTGTTTGAACATCGCCTTTGTAATCTGGATCTATCTCAAGTGCATGTTCGAGTAAAGTGGATGCCAGCATGTGTGCTGCTTTCGCCCAGCGCATGCGACGCATGGTTTCGGATGCAACATCTTCTCCATGCTGGTATTGACGTAGTCCAATTCGTACCCATTGGCTAAAGTTGTTCATCTTGTTTGCGATCTGTGCTGTCTCTACGGTAAGAGATACTTCCTTACGTACTTTCATGGTTTCACCCAAG